GTCGTAACTGTTATTTTCCAGGTGGCTACACTGGATTGATCTGTTACATATACTGCAGGATAAACGTTTATAATAGAGGGATTTGGAGAAATCATAGTCGTGATGAGCATTCCAGAACCGTTAACTGAAACTTGCCACCAATTATTGCTAGTATCCCTTAAGGCCCAAAACGAGGGAAGAACAGGAACTCCTACATTCGTAGTGGTCAACTGCCCAGTTGACAAGATCGCAAGGATTGTATTGCTTGAGGAAGGAGGGAGATACACGGTGCTAGGTACTTGCAAAGTACCTGTATTGATTCCTAAAGTTGATTCCGTCCAGTTGGTGCCCAGGGGGATTGGCGCAAAATTCTGTCTGTTATAGCTACTAACTGAATAACCGATATAAACGTTCCACCATCCATAAACCGCTTGATTGCCCGCAATTCCAGAGGGCACGGGGTTCGGGGAGTTGACTGTAATCAATGACCCCGCAGGAACAGCAGCTGTAAAAGGAATAGCACTTTGGGTACTCTCTCCGTTGAGCGAATCAACAAAGGTTACAACTCCAAAGTATATTCGCGCCGGTAGTGAACCGCCTGCCGTAAAAGTAATTTCAGGAGTCTCAGGTACCGGATAGTACAGATTTTGTGCGTCGGGCACTGGCTTTAGTACGATAGTGCCAGGGTTCGTTATGGAATTATAGTAGGTCCTTGGATATCCGTAACGAAGCGACCCGTCTCTTTGATTAAAGTAATTAAGAGTCGTTTGACTGTCAGAGTCCTCTTCAATCTTCGTCCAAGTAGTAAGATTGAAGACAGAACCGGGAGCGATGTTTGCAAAGTTTGTTAATTGATTCGCTGTCTGGAAAGAACCCGCCGGAGGAGCCCCAGAAACTAAAGTATAAGAACCAACTCCGGGCATTGTCGTAAACACTTGTGGATCAGAAAGCAAAAACCTCCACTGAGATTCGCGTAGTATTCTTTGATGAATACGATCCGTGTAATCGTAAAGAGCCGTTCGATTCGTAGTTTGCGACTGCGAGTCTTGTATTGCTGCATTTACAATATCTTGAGCTTGAATTACAGACATTTATAATTTCCTAGTAGTCTTCCAAAACCAACGATCCTGTTGAAATAGCCCCTGTAACAGTTACTGCGGCTGACTTCGTCGCCCACTCGTTACCCTCATTTGATGCGTCCGCTGCCCTTCCGAGTTCCGGCCATTACTGCCGAGCGGTCCTACCTATGGGTAAACCCACAACATCGCTTATAACCACGCTACGACTGAGGGGGCACCCATGTGTGGTAGTAAACAATAATTCGCAGCGCCCCGGCCCCCGGAGTAGCGTTGAAGGTCAACTGCACCGGCAGCGCAGCCCCGCCGATCTGGTAGTATCCAGCGTTGCATACTCCTGTAGCACCCAGCGTTAACGCTTGCGCGCCGCCCGAGAAGTAGCATGTGCTGTACCGAGTAGCCGATCCAGAATCGCCCACGGTGAAGCTCGTTGCGGTCGTAATTGCTGTCGTCACGCGGTAGGTGATAGCGTCTATGACAGAATTAGCGGGGAGACAACTTAGGACCGTGCTTGTGGTCGCACTGCCAGTGTTTACACTTGTGGTTCCAAAGTTGGTAGGGAGGGTAGAGCAAGCCGATGCTCCGCTTGTCTGCGACGATCCACTTCCGTGCGAGTCTGTTACTAAAAAATTGCCAAGGGACTCCGTTGTACCCGGCGATCCCGGAGTAATTTCCAGCGTCGGTCCCGGCGCGGATGAATTACTGCCGAAAAGCAGGTTGCCGCCACCCCCGCGAAAAGCGAAGTCCCCTGAAACCGAACCCAATATGAACGCATTGCTGGCAGTCGGCATCGCTACATAGTTGGTCGACGTCAGCGTTTGGTTTGCAAGCTCAATGGCAGGGTTCGTTGGCTCCGCAATCACAAGTGAAAACGCGGGCTCATTGCTGCCGGCACTGCCGATCATCACATTGCCGAGAGTGTTTTGCAGCAAAAGATTATGAATTGTGCCAGTGCCGCCAGCTTCCGAAGATAGGAACCCGTCGCCAGTGGCGTAAATTCCCAGCCGGATTGTTTCGTAATTTACGGTGCCTGGCTGGTTGCATGCCGTTGCAAAGTTGCCGTCGCAAATGTCAGTCCACGCCACGCCCGTGTTGCCATTAAAATTTGTTGCCCCAGCCAGCGGGACTATATCGAATGCAATATTCTTTGCGCTCCCATTCGGCATCACGTAAGGCACTGGTATGCCCACGGAAGTGCGGTCCCCCCATAACACCTGATCCCCAGGCACCCCGGTGTTCATATTTTGCAGGATCGAACCATCACTATTTAGAACGATGGATGACGAACCAGATGTACCCCCTGTAATAATAGGAACAGTTATTGAAGTAACTGCTGTTACACTGCCGGGGAAAGTATTTAACTGACTTGAACCACTACCTGTTTGGGCTCCTCCTGTAACATTATTCCAGCTAGCAGAAGCAACACATCCAACTGTTGTAAACGCACCTGATGTACCATTAGGACAAATAGCGGAAGTACTTGGTGTGAGCCCTGAGTCGATGTAAGAAGGTGCTGTAACAATACCGGTAAAAGTAGGAGACGCTAAAGGGGAACCACCAAGATTAGAAAGTGCCGTACTAGTAGAAGCAACATCGCTAAGATTATTTGCAGGATTAAGCGGTGTATATCCAAAAGTATTACAATTCTGACTTACAACTAAGCCCCCTGAGGCTACAGCCAAACACTGATTAGTTGTTAAAGAGGGTAGATAAAGATTATTACTAAAAGAATTAAGACCTGTAAAAACGTTACTTGTGGACAAAGCAGGATAAGTCAACGTCTGCGCTGCTAATGGAGTTACTAGTAACAAAACGAATTGTATAAGTTTCTTAAACATTTTTCTTCGCAAAGGCGGAGAATATCTCCGTAATTTTGTTAATACCATAACATGCCCCGCAGAACCAAACCTGTCCTTGAAGCTGTTCGGAAGTAGGAAGGATATCGTGAATATTCATCACGGAAAGATTTAGCTTATGCGCAGCGAATCCGACAAAAAATGTGTCCCACAAAATACAAGCGACGAACGCAATCGCCGACATAGTTCTGCCAAACGAAGCTTCGTCGCTCGAAGATAAACACTTAGAAAGAAAAGCAAACATTAAAGGTCCTTATTTATGTAGTGCGTACCCCACAACAACACCAACTCCTACCCCAATTGCAACATGCTCCGCCCCTTTAAGAAAGCGCTTAAAGTGTGAACCGCCCTTTAAAGTAGTAATTTCCGAATCGTCTGCTTTAATAGTATTGTCTCGCGAAGCAATTTGTTCCTTGTCTCCTGCGATCTGTATTTGATCAGCAGCAACTTGATTCTGTGCTTCCTTAAAATCAACCGCCTGTTTCGCAATTTCAGGAATCTCCGACGCAGGAATTGTCACGGTAGGAACTTGCGTAGTAAGGACGGAATCAGTTGACGAGGGGTTTGGGCCTGGGGTTTGTGAAATGTGCGTATTAAGCTGCGTGTTGACAAAGGCAATCTGTTGGCTCAGCGTCTTCGCTGCGGTAAGCTGTGCCTGCAATACCGCGTTCTGCTGCTTTAGCGTATCCTGAGCTGTGCTATCCGCAGACGTAACTTGCTTGTCAGTTGTCGCTTGCGTTGTTTTGGCTGTAGCTACAGCAACAACACTTGCTTGATCTTTTATGGCCGTGTCGTGCCAAAGCCACAAACCAAACACCAAACCTCCCACAAGAAGCGGGTAGGTTAGCCAATGAATATTGGGAGTTGGAAGCGTGACAGTTGTTGCCATTTATTAGTTAGCCTCTGCAAAATCAGCATCAGGATTCTTCGATACTGTCCCAATTCTGGAACCAGTTCCAAAACGGTTCATTGCACTAGTGCTTACGTAATCCTGATTTGGGCGCATTACACGAACGTCTGCCTGAAACTTCAAGGCGATACGGTCTTCAATGAAGTCGGCCAATTCTGCATCAACAAAGTGGCGGCCAGAAGGAAACTCCAGCAAGTTTACGCGAATGGTTGGGTAGGGAAAATCATGCAAATCGCGAGCAGGAACTTCAATCCAGCGCTTTCCGCGTCCTTCGGGTTTGGGAGTTGTCGTTCCCAGATCAATCTTAGCCAATTGTAGGCTCCTTAAAGTTTGAGGGCCAGTTTCCCAGCCCTCTGTTGTTACATACCTGCGCCGGAAGCGCCTGCAGCATAGCCGTCAGAAGGCGAGCCCGGAGAACCTGCGCCATTAGCACCAGCTACCGCACCTGATTCAATCTGCGGCACAGAATTGTGAATGGGAGAAAGATTTCCCTTCCCGTACTTCTGGTCGACGTAACCATGCCCCTCGGGCTTGTGGATTTCGTGGACTTCGTGCCGTTCGTGTGACTGTTCAAACTTAGCCATAATGTATCCTTAGAGAAGGGGAGATTGCTCTCCCCTCTCAATTAGATTAGGCGTGGGCCAGAGAATCCAACCCGGAGGTAAGATACAAGGTCAGCCAGTTGTTATTCGTGATGATGGACTTAAAGGCGAACTTCCAGCCCAACTTACGAGACTGCTGCAGAGGATCGGTCTGCCCGCCAGGAGCAACCACATAAACCCGAAGGTTCTGCAAGTCGCTGATCTGATAAGCGTAACGCGCGATCATGAAGCTGGAGTAGACCTTGGTCGAAGTTCCAGTCGTGGTGTTCGACGTGTTCGGGAGGAAACCCGGAGCGTTCGAACGCACAACGCGGATACCAGCAAGGGAATCAACCTCGCCCCGCCAGATTTTGTCTGGGGAGTTAAGCTGGTGCGATGCCTTCCAGTCGGGGTCACGCAGCAACGCGTTATAAGCGTTGGGTGCCATAACTGCAACGTAATCGCCACCGTCCATACCGCGCGCGCCCAAAGTCTGGAGCTGAGCTTCAATGGCGGTAAGGTCATTGTAGCTGGGCAGATCGGTAGGGAGCAAACCCGTAATCGCAGTACGCCCATTCGGGAAGTAAGTCTGCGTGGAGGCGTTCAAAACATTAAAAATAAGCTGTATCTGTGTTTAGGCTTCCGTTGTCACCAACGGAGCACTCTCATAGTCGCCTATGAGATCGGGCTCTATCTTCACCGGAGTTACCGGGTCTAGCGTATTAGTCTCTACGGATTTTCCGCGTTGAGTAAGTGCTTTTGCTTTCCAATACAGTGCTTCTCGTAAAGCAGGATTCACAGTATTTTCAAGTGCCGCAAACTCTAAAGCAACCTTAATTATTTCTTTTTAGGTTCTTTCACAGAATCTTTCCTCGGTATTGTCTCTAAAGAGATGTTCACCGATTTAGCTAGATTTTACTACGACCAGTTATATTTAATCGTAGGTTTCGGCTGCCTGTAGTGAAAGCAAGTGCATAGTCCTTTGGACTACGGGATGCTTGGCCGTCAACTCAGCCAAATCGCTGATTCGCGTCAAAAATCCGTACTGCTCGACCACCGCGTCGAACTGGTTCAAAGTTAGCCCAACAGCGTCCGGAGGAAGACCCTCAGTAAGCTGAGTAGGAGTTGTAGAAGTTGTGAACTTTTCCTCGCGAACGAACTGAATCGTGCGGGACGAATTCGATGGGATCGGCGCTTTTTCGCCGAACTGTAGACTTTCTGGAATTACTCCCAGGTCTGGACTATCACTTCACGAGTACAACGTCGTGTTTCTTCGGTTAGTCTCTGCGGCTGCACGGTTACCCTGCTTGCCTCTGATTGCCCTGTCTTATATTAGACGTAGAATACGCCTTCTATGACTCAGGGTTTCCAAGGTATTTAGAAGAAATTTAATCTCGACCAAATTTGACATCCATCGAGAATCGTATTAAGCTCAGCAACTTCCAAAAGTTTCGCAGAGAAGTAGGTCTGCAGATCAGCAGCAACGTTGCCTGCATTTCCTGCGGTTCCGGTTGTGACCGTGACTACATCGGCACCAAGGCCGAGCAAACCAAATGCGAGATTAAGAAAGTTTTTGAACATGATGTACCTTTTTAAATTACCATCGTTGGTTCAGCAACCCACCCGCTTCGTACTTCTCAACAGTAGCTTTCCTACCTGCAGCGGTATCTAGAGAAGGCTGCACAACAGGAGTGCCATTGGAAGAAGGCGGAGCAAGTGAAACTGATTGAACCGTAGGCCGGGGTGGAATCGGCGTGTTTTCATTACGTGCCGATTGAATAAGCTCCGGAACCCGACGACCAAGACTAGCCAGATAAGCTACCCGATAAAGCTCCGGCAACTGCTGAGCAGCCGCTGGATTCGCTTCAGCAGACCGAATTGCATCGGCCAGCAAGGGGGCATCTTGAGAAACAGCAGTGTACTGCTCGCTTGCCAAAAAACCCTTAAAATCGGGAATCTGTTCTGAAACTACCCTCTCAGCATTTGCACGACTCAAGGCAGTAATGGTAGGAGCCAACGGCCCCAGACTGTCCCAAATCATCTTACGCTGAATTTCCATATACCCCTTGCGGTCGTTCTTCGCAACCGCAGCAGAAGCGTCTTCGAAATATTTATCCGAATCTTCCGTGTAGTTGAGTGGGGCCTGTGGATTTGGTCTCTGGACAGAAAGCGGGTCTTTCCCCGTGTTCTGCCTGACTTGTTCACGTAGCTGAGCAATGAGCGCGTCCTTATGCTCAATGCCCTCGACGGCATCCCCAATCGACTTATAAACAGTGCCCGTCTTCGTCTTTATAACAGGCTCCGCAGGTGTTGTCACAGGCGGCGTTTGGGGTTCATTTACTGTATCCACCGTTGTCGATGGCTTATTCTCTCCAAAGATGTCGTCTAGACTCAGATCGCCACCTGGAGCATCATTCAAATCAAATGTCATTGGTTTCCTTGTGGGAATAAATTTATTCGGGGGTTGTGGCCCCGATGCTTTCGATGGAGGAAAGCAATCTCTTAAATTCTAGGTCTTCGTCAATAGTCGCTGCGCGAGGCTTTTTATCATGAAGGTTACCGATTGCGGTATTGACTTCTCGTTGTAGAAGCCCAAGCCAAGAAACGCTAGTGACCAGAAAATCGACATCTCTTATGTCCTTGTGGCGAACTGTCTCTAGCTGGGCTCTTAAAGCCGCTTGCCGGAGTTTCATTCGATTCAACAGCGCAATCATGCCGGGATGATTCTTTAAGCTGGCAATTGCGGCGTCGTCATCGGCGTGTGTAACCGCCACACCCTTCTCAATTTCTACAACTAAGTAGTTGACGAGGGGTTTGGGGCCTGGTGCTAGTTTACGCCAAATCCAGGCGAAAATCCCCTCGTAATCATTATGCGCCATGTAACCCCGTCAGTCCTGTCGCGTTCCCGCCCATTGCTTGCGAAAATTCTCTTACAGCTGATTCATCGCTAGCGCCCGCTAAGCTTGGATTGTGGTTCGCGCCAGCCGGTCTGCCTTCAGGGCGTTTTGGTGTGCCTACCGGCTTATGAGGGTTTTTGCCACTACTTCGAGCTGAGGCTTGCTGCGCTTTGAACTTGTTGCCTTGTTCAGCAACCGCCATCGCAGATTCAGTGTCAAGAACCTTCTCGATGAACATCTCTTGCTGTTGGGCAGCTTGAGCAGCTTGCTGTTCCTGCTGGACTTGCTGATCAGACTTAATCATGTCGTTAGCGTTACGAATTTCAAGCACCTTAGCAATCTCTCGGAGGCCTTCCCCTTGATTCCAGTAAGGCGAATTCATCGCAATCTGGGCAAAGGTCATGAGGTTACGCTGACGGACCGTTTTGTTGGTCGCGTAGTTTGCTGCGGTAAGGTTAAATTCGTAGTTGCCAATGATTTCTTCAGGATCAATCATCTGCCACTTAGGGATAAGCGGAGTCTGCGTCTTGGTGATCAGGACTTCTTCTTTATCCGACATATACTGCTGAATCATCGAAGAGCACATTGCCAGCATTGGCTGCAGAATGTCGAGCTCGAGATTCCGAATGAAGAGCTTAAAGCGGTAGTTACTCTCATTAATGACGGAATTGATGCCAGTTGCGGTACGATTGCCTGTAGGAGAGCCGACAGACTTGCCGTAAAAATCGCTAATACCAGAACCCATCTCGATCATGCCTTTGTAAAGGTCAAGAATCGCGTAGTCACCTTGGTTCGGCGTAAAGAAGGGTAGGGGGACTAGAACTTCACTTGGGTTTCCGTTAACGCCGACTTTGCCGCCTGGTACATTTGCTTGATTTAGCTGTTCGTGATCAATATCAGCGTTTGTGTCATAAGCATAGCGCCTGTTGATAGCCATATTCCAGTTGTCAGTTGTCATACAGACAAATTTATTCATGGCTTCAGTAAGGTCGGTAATAACCTCAATAGCGCCTATTCCGTAGAGCTCGTTGGGGAGCTTAATGTACGAAGTATAGAGAATAGGATTTCGCTTGTGATCAAACTGGTTTGGGCCGCTCCAAAGTAAGATGGGCGGACCATCGTAGAGCTTCCGTTTGTAAGGAGAGTAGGCAGTCGCGCGATAGGAGGCTCTAAGGTCTTTCCACGCGATTGCATCTTTATCTTCACCAAAGGTTACAAGCGTGCAGCTCTGATCTTGATTATCCCAGACTTCTGCGTAGCGAACTAACACAGATTCTGGATTCTCAGGGCATGCACCAGCTATATATTGTTCCAATTCAGTAAGAGCCGTAGGATAGAAATAATCTTGTCCGGTTGCTGCCTTGTATGCTTGGCAAGAACGTTTAATGTCTCCAAGCGTACGTTCTGTTAAGCAAGCAGAAATATCTCCGTCAGGGTCAACAACAATATCATAAATATCAATAGCAGTGATAAGTGGGCATGCCATCGGAACTTGGGTTGTCTGCGGCTTATAACCAAGTAGAATAGGCTGCCCCGTATTTGGATCAAGAATTGGCTGGCCGTCTTGCCCAGTTGCGTATTGCGCTGTTGGCTTGGTAAGCGTTTTAAAGTCCCAATTCCAATCTACCTTAAGCGCTCCAAAACCGTAGATCGCGATATTACGTACTAGAGACTCGAAAGCTGCCTTAAATTTAGCAAGAAGAAGCTTTTTATCTAAAATTAGCTGCATTGATTCTGCGGCATGGTCGTCCTGCTGGGTAACTCCATCAACTTCAAACCAAGGTGCGAAAGAGAAGAAAGCATCATCTACGCGCGATACAATAGTTTCTACGTTGCTAAGAGGGTAAGGAACAAAGGTGTTGGCCCTATTTGTGGAATTGTCAGGAAACTTCTGGGCGTCCCGTTGCCCTATATATTGCCTGTAGAAAATTGCCCGCCGAGAATCGAATTGGCGTCTGTAGTCAACCCCTCTACGAAGGAACCGTAGGGCTCTTTCTTTCGGCCCTCCATAAAGCATTGTTGCGCCAAAATCCATTTAGTTCCTCGGCACTGCACTGACAGTGATAATCGTTGAAGCCGCAATAGACCAAATCGAGATGGCGTTATTGTTATGCCCAACATCGTAGATGTATACGCCAGCAGGAAAGTACATATCCGTCGCAATTGCGGGATTCGTAGTCAGGTTCGTGGCAGTACTAAACTTCACATTAATAGCGCCTGAACAAGCAATCCTGATAATCGCATCATTGCCCACAGTAATGACCGTCGAGTTTGCAGACGCGCCAAGAGTAGCGTTGTAGATATTATTAGTAGCAGTTCCTGTCGTGTTAGATGCTACTGGTACAAAAACCGAAACAGCCATTATTCTACTCCAAATTCTATTTGCGCATGTTCATACGGTTCGAAGTCCCAAGTGCCTCTCTCGACCATCGCAACCATGTTGTGCATTACTTCTTCAAGCTCTTCAAGCTTTTGTCGCCGCTCGTCCGGGGGCGTAGTTGCCATCTCCGAGATATAAAATACACGCCAGCAATCAGCACACCCGAGCATGGGAGTTACTTCAGGACGTTCCTTGACAGGACCGAAATACAGATGCTTGCCACACTTAACTGTAATGCGCGTAGCGTCAAAAAGTTCCTTAAGCGTATCACGCTTTTGAGCGTCAGTAAGCGCCATTACTTACGCGTCTCCTCGCCTGTCCACTTAGTAGCAGACACTGAATTCGCGTCATAGTCCATCAAACCATCAAATCCTTGCTTAGGAAGTCCTGCCTGTAGTTGGCCGCGCCAACGGAAGCAATCCGCGCCATAGGTATTCCCAACGACAACAGCGCCCTCAAGCGGCTCAACACCACTTTGAAGGCGAACTACCTCTTCAGAGGTTGTCTCCGGCGTAAACGTATCTACGGGAGCCATCTTAAACGTTGCTTTACTTTCCATTAGTCTCTGCCTGACGTTGGAACAAGAATAAACAAAACCGTATCCCAATTAAAAATGATAACAAGTTAGGATTGAACCAGCCGAGGGCCATTTGGCCCCCTGCCGGAATCATAATTCCTAGAAAGACTCCCCAACCCACTGCCCATTCAAGGCGGGTCTTCTTAGTGAGCAGAAGCACCAACTTACGAATGACCGGATTGAGTTCCGCTTGAAGCCCCATCTCTAGAATCTTCCGTTCTGTAAACAGAACATCTAAGAAGGTCAACAAGAGGAATAAAGCTTCCCTAAGAAGTTGCACTTAACGTACACGCCTCGCATGAATGTGCCCATAGCCAGTCACGGTTCCTGCAGTAAAGGTAGCTTCCGCTACAAGATATACAGTAGTCGTAGTAGTTAGGCTAATACGCTTACGTGCCAGGGTAATCCCTTCCTTAAAGGAAGTCGTAGTAATTGCAGTAGCGGCAGTCTGGACTTCAGTACCGTCTGTAGGAATAGTTGCTGAAGTAGTATTAATTCCACTTACCCACAAAGCACCTGTCGCAGTTGTTGCGGAAGCCGCTGCATAATTAACATTACCATCAACGTCCCAATCACCCGGAGTAAGAGAAATTGAAGTTACGTTAGCGGCAGTAGCCGTAGTCAACGAAACCGCAGAGCCAATCGCAATATTAGAAAGTACCAGCTCTCCAACACTTCCGGTAGTTGCGTTTGACCCGTCCTGTACGCCTACGATGTTCGGAGTTACAACATTTTCAGATTTAAATAGACTCATGTTGCCTCCTTACGAGCGAAATACAGAGAACTGAATAGTGAGGGTATTCGCGTTAGTACCAGCGCCGCTCAAATAGAAGGGGAAGCCAGTCGTAGTCGGAGTACCAGTGGAAATGCCAGTAATGGGAGTCGCAGCTTGCTGCGTCCCGCCAACGATGGATGCCACTACAGAAACCGGAGCAACTGTTGCAGCAGTAGACTGCCCAGTCGCAAAGATCGCTTGGGTTCCGTCGATGTAATTAATCGTGCCAGTCGTCAGCGTACCATCAAGGGTAATCGTTGTACGACCGATAAAAGCAACTTCAAGACCCGAAAGCTCGTTAGGTGCAAGCACCTGGTACGTCTTCGTGGGGCCACTCGTCGCAAAAGTCGGATTCGGGATAGTCAATGCCATATTATTTTCCTTCGAAGGTTGACGAGGGGTTTATAGCCTGGTGGCTGTCCCGCGTCTCCGCGTATCTAGATTTACGCGGTTTCAATAGTCGAGTCTAGATTCTCAACTTGAACTTGTTTAACAAATTTCATGCCAAACCGGTGTTGTTTCTCGTTTTTACCCATTAAGTATACGAACTGTTCCCCGCTGCGCTTGCAATATAAGTTGTTTTCGGCCTCGGCTTTAGTGAAACTAAATATTGGATCGCGTTAATTAAATGATCGCTGCGCTTTAGCGGCTTACCACGATTCATACCCTTTGATGGGCCTTTAGAGACCACGTCCCAAACATACATCTCAATTTCGTTCTGAAAGTCTCTGAGATTATTGAAGAACCAAATCTTCGCGTGGCGGGCTGTCTTATCGAGGCTTGCAGCAAGGTATTCTGCTAGGGTGTCGCGTCCAAAATCTTCAGCTCTCGGAGCCAACCGAACAGGTATACCTGCTTCTTTGTACAGCTGAAAGCCTTGTTTGTGATTCTCCGCGTTCCTCGCGCTTCCCCAGAAGGGATCAATAAGCCAGATGTCTATTTTATCCCCACCATTCTTAATCAGCATATTCTTCGCATGATCAGAAACAATGTGGTTGGACTCGTAGTACGTCCTGTAGATTACAATATCGCCGGAGGGCTTAATTGCTGCCCAGACCGCAGCAGTAACACCCGTTGCAGCAGGGTCAATCGAGACTATTCTACGCCATTCTTCTGGTATAGTGAATGGCTTAACCATGTGAATCGACGAGTCCCACTGCGGATACACGAGGCCTGAGCGCTGAATGAATGCTCCGTAGAGTCTTGCTTTTTCCTCAGGATGGCCTGCCCACTTCTCTTTTAGCTTTACTTTTTCGTCTTCTGGGATAAATGGATTGTCTAAAGTCGAGAGGGAGATAAAAAGGACATCTTTACGGCCTGCGACAAAATCCTTGTGTAGATTGAAGACCCAGGGAGTTTTGACGCCAGAGCCAATGTCTGTAAGCGGCGTAAGTGTGATAAGTATCTTACCTGCACAATCCGCTGTTCTTTGGTATAGCTCGTCAAAAACTTCCTCTTCTGGCTCTTCGTCAATCCAAACAAGGTCAACCGAAGCTGACTGCATCTTTTCCCGACCCGAATCCGCGCTCTTGCATGTCAGTGTGGAGCGCCTTCCATTGACGTTAACTTCAACTTGGAAGGAAGAATCTGACACCCTTGTGATCAAGGGGCTCGGAGACTTTGGTAGGAGGCCGGGATGCCGATGGCCGACGCGCAGTTTCTCACGCCAGATTACATCTTGAATAACCGAGAAGTCAAGGCCGATAGCCCAAATGTTGACTCCGTGCTCTGGAATCGGTAAATCCTTCACATAACGCCACGAGGGCTCATCTCTGAAGTATTCTTTGCCCATGAGCCAAGCTACTGCGAGGAAAGCGCCTCTTTCCGTCTTGCTTGACCGATTGCCCCCTAAGAGGGCGTAAATCTTAATATCCTTAGTAAACTTCTTGAAGTCAGCTTCGATAGCATCGAAGAACTCCATACACTTAGGATCGGGATCAGTAGCCCAATACTTCGCGAAATGCTTATCCTTGCGGTCGGCCTCAAGCGCATCAAGTACAGTTAGGGCGTCTTCAGTTGAGTAATCACCTAACTTTTGTACAAGCACATCGAGATCGGCCACTATTCACCCAGTCGGTATTCTTGGTTCCAAGCTTCAACAAGAAGCTGTCGGGCTCTAATAACACAAGGCCCTTCGTCTACACTTAACACAACGCCCCAAGACCTACCGCAAGATACATCCTTTAATTTCATACCCATCTTTATTGTACGAAGAGGGTCGGTTAAAGTCTTCGTAGTCTTATATTCGAGCAGTTCCGGTTGTTCGCCGCATTTAGGGCAGGGCAACAAAGAGCAATAAGGACAGCTGTCAACCATTCAGTACACCTATTATATAATGTCTAAGTCGTCTTGATCTTCATCAGGCACCTTAAAAGGAGGAATATCTACTTCCGAAGGCGACCACTGCTTGCCAAGCCAAGTTTGTTTTTCCGTCCAAAGGACGTAACCAGGCGCGTCCAACGTTGTTATAACATCAGAAGCTACTTTACAGGAAATCCAACTAGATTCGATTTCCTTCTGATCCGCATTAACACCATAAACATTGCATTGTGTAGCAGGGGGCGCGCTACTTAGCAGCAGTAGAATCAGGAGTGGCAGCATCTTTACCCCTTAGCCGGGCACGAAGGCCCTCAATGTCTTTACCACTCAACTCATTAAAGATTGTAAGCTGCGCCTGATCGGAAGTCCAGCCTTCAGCTTTAAACAACTGAGACAGCGCCGTAACCGCTTTGTCGTACTGCTCACCCTCAAGGAGCCTTTGGATAGCAAACAGCAGTTGACCAACCGCTGTATTCCTGCTCCTCGTGGGGTCTGTGGACAGTTCTTTATAAAACCTGTTCCTAGCAGCGCGAAGTGCGGCTTGAAACTCCTTGGTGCGCGCTATATTCTCGCACTCCGTAGATTTCAGCCCTAGATTATTTTCATTAGCAAAGCGAAAGAGAGTGTATTCGTTGCGTACCATCGCCTCAGCGGCTTTATCGTACCAGACGGCGGCGGGAATAGTAGGCATAGTTTAATCTTAGAGGGAATTTACTAGTTGCCTAGCGTAGAACTCTCAAGTATCCCCGCTCTACATACCCTAATAAAAATCCGAACAACTCATGTAATAACCACAAGTTAAGCAAATCAGCTTACATTTTAGTTCAGTAAGCAGTTCGCCACACGACGGACAATAGCTAAGCGGCAACTTGGGCATATGTATCCGTCCTATATATTAGACGTAGGATCGGCCTCTTTTGACTCACGTTTTTCAACTTTATTTTTAAACTTACGGAGTGCGCCTAGTTCATCTTCAAGAACCTTAAGATTTGGCCAAGGTCTTGTATGGTCACCGCTTCCCCAACACAAATCACAGATTCCCCAAGTAATCATACTACCACCTATATCATAATGCCAAGTAGCCGTATTGCCATACCCGTAGCTTCCGGCACCACTACAACGTTTACAGGGCGTTTCAATGCCTCTCCAGTCGAGGAACCGTTCTAAAAAATCTTCCATTTATCCTACTTTCGGGATGACGAGGGGTTTGGGGCCTGGAGTCCCCTCCAAGTAACTCCCGCTTCTTTTAGCATTAGCGCAGATAAAGAGATAGACTCTTCCCAACGAAGCTTCAACGAATCGCTTACGTCAGGGATGTAACTAACAACTTCCTTGATGCCGCATTGGATGGCGGCTTTTGCGCACTCATTACAAATAGCAGGAAGGCCAAAGCTGGGATATACGTATAGAGAGGCTCCTTTTGCGAGCGTTCCCGCTTTATAGAGAGCGTTTGCCTCGGCGTGAACTATCAGTTTATATTTAAGGTCTCTGTTGTTGTAGCGCTCCGGAGTGTCTTCTACTCCAGCTGGAAACCCATTATACCCAAAAAATTCCTTCTGATGCTCATAATTGACCACAACAGCCCCTACCTTAGTAGGGGGGTCTTTACTCCATTCTGAGGCGATGTATTTTGCTAACTCAAGATACTTTCTGTCCCATTTGTCGGTAAGTAACATATTATTCCTGATTTTCTCCTGTTTCTACGTTCGTATGATCTTCAAAAGGCAGGGCGGGTGGTTTTTCACCCGGTCTGACTAACCTATACCCCGCGCGCAGTCCATCGCTTGCGGGGGCGTTTGCGTCTATTACAATGTCCCAGATTGAGGGTAAGTCTCTGATATTAAAATCTTTAATGTTCAATTTTCAGTCCTTGGCTACGTGTGCGGACGCAGGTACCCGCCGCACAGAATTCGGTTTTTCGGTTTGTGTATATAGGGAAAGTGGATTTATTAAAAAACCCAATTAAAGTAGTTTATATACTCTGTATTATTTGTTAATACTGGTTTTTTCGGTTTTCTATATACTATAGTATGAAAAACCCAAAAACCGAATTCTCACTGCTAGTCTTAGACTTTTGCAGTGTAGAAAGAGGCATTATTAAGTCCTTTGGTTACGCGGAGAGTTTTGACCACATCCGCGCCTAGAAGGAGAATCTTGCGTACTCGAGTGGCTGGGATGTGAGGTACGAGCTCAATTATTTGGCTCTGGTTGCTTCCAGGGTGCAGTAGCACAGCTTCGTGTACCGCTAAGAAGTCGGGGTCATCTTGTTTAATGTACTTCTCGTCAACGACGATCAGGTTTGCATCTTCAAGAAAGAACTGTATATTTTCCACAACACCCTCTCGGGCTTTGATATTGGTTAGACGAGCTCCTTGCAGACGATCTTTAGCCGTTAAGAGCCACCCCATGTCGATACTAGCCTTGATATCGGATGATCCGCGATACTGCTTGGTAGAGTCGGCTTTGCCGGTGTGATGAATAAATACGACTGTGGCCCCTGCTTGGGCCAATTTCCTGAAGTCGTTGGTGTAACGACGTACCTCCGAAGCATCTTGCTCGCTATTCTCGCCTAAAAAGGCAATGAATGAATCGAAAATCATCAAGGGTTGGTGCTCCTTGGCAATTTGAAGGTAAGGTTCGAACTCAGGACCTTGCGGTTCAACAGGCTCCCAACCTCCCCAGTAAGTAATATTTTCGTGTTTGCCCACCCTTAAGCGCCCAAAACGCTCCTTATATATACCTCCACCGTTCTCGCGGTCTATAATGATAACCTTTTTTTGTTTGGTAGGGTGCCCAAGGAAGGGTTTACCTTCCGCGACAGCTGATGCGAGGAGCAAGGTAATAGTACTTTTACCAGAACCACTTTCTCCTGAAAGCATCGTGAGGGACCCTTCGGGTAAGAAATCGTCTACTACCCACTCTTGAGTAACCTCAAGGTCATGGGGGTCCGTTAGGTTGTTAAAACTGAAGTTCTTTAGTTCTAAGGAAGTCAATGTACCTCCGTACGCAATATAAGACGTAAACGGGGGTGGTTTTGACTCACAAACCGCGAAAAAACCGGAAATAAACTGAATAACTCCAGGCTATAAACCCCTCGTCAACCTCATGTGATTGATAATAGGGGACTTACATGGGTCCTAGCGGACCCAAAATCCTGCTGTATAAGTCCTGTAGAATCAAGTACTTACCACCCTCTTAAAAAGTCAAATTTGAAAAATCAATATTGGGAGATGGGACCCTAGTTTACTGGCGAGTCCGCTGGCGGAAGCCTTTACTCGCGCGCGTCACACGCGCACGCGCACCCGAATCTTCTCCTAAGTAACTGATAATAAAGGTTTTGTATTATAACGCGCGCCTGGATACGCGTAACGTGCGATACTAGCAAGCTATAGTTCGGTGAATGTATCATTTACCTTAACATGCTTAGAATCAATAGTTTACGGTAAAGATATATCTTTGCGCTAAGTCCTTTAGAATCAACGACTTACGAGCTGGTGTATGTGTTAGCGTCTGTTATGCGCCGGCGGATCACCACGTCACCATGACGCGCACACTACACGCGCGAGGCTTTCGCCGAAACCAGAAATTGACCGAAAGAATTTTTAAACGGTTTAAAAATCAACCACTTGCAAAAGTTTTCCACAGTTTTTTCCACAGTTTTAGGCGGGAAAAATACGGAAAATTGAGCGAGTCTTTCCGCTCACCTTGCAGTACACGACTGCAACGGCTCGATCATTGACAACTCAATCCACTCCACTCAAGGCAGTCGTGAGACTCCCCGCTAAGTGAGAGTGAGTACCACCAATCAAATCAGCGCATGGCGAACGTCTTATGGCCATACGTTCTAACCAGTTACCGATTCGCTGCTACTGGTAGACAGGAACACTTTCGAGTTTGGACTAAATAGCAGGTAATTCCTGCTTATGGCGAGATAAATAGCAGACTCGATTAGTCAGTGTTACCCTGTCAACTTTACCCTTTGCACAGTCTAGTGACAATGCGCTGATTTGATTGGTGGTCAAACCCATCCAAGGGTTAGCAGGGGGATTGACTGGAGATAACAATGGAGACTATCAAAGATCCCATGACTGAGATAAGCAAACCCGGTCCAACGAGGTATCTAGTGCTTTATTGGACCTGTGATCGTAACTTCGGACCGGCGTGTTCGGCTTGGCCGCCGGTATACATGGTTTCAGACGCGGACATTCCAGCGGATTCATCCCATCCCGCTGTAATGGTTATTGACTCATTCGTGACTCTTCATCACTTGTGCATTCATGGTGGAGTTAACGTAATCTCAATAACTCCCATTCCTCAATTCACAGTTTCAAAGCTGTACTAACAAACTCATCCCCCTGCTAACCCTTGGAAACTGGAGCAAACAATGCACACTATCGCAGTAATCGGCGCAATATGCGGCGCTTGCGATGTGCTTATCCTCTTAGCTTGCTTTCGACTATTCCCGAAATCCTCCCCCAAGATAGACAGGGGATTACGCGGGAATAACCCGGTAGGAATCAATAAGCCATGACAAACGAAACACGTAAACTCATGGCACAGTCCGAAGGCGACAGCGTCGAAGTTAAGCGCATCAAAAAGCTATTCTGGGACATGAACGATTCGACTCGTCTTTACCAGTTCCCGGAACCGTTCGAATCCGCGATGAATATGCTTGCGGAAACAGTTTCCCTGTTAGGTGAATAACAGCGTGACACCTTGGACTATCACGCAACTTTCAACCCATGAAAGCGAGAACACTACAATGGCAAAAATCATTCCAGTTTGGGACCGTCCTTCCGAGAAGGCGAAGAATGCAAAGGCGAGTTTCGCATTGACCGAAACGCAAGTACAAGCCCGCGAAACCATCGGCAAGCAGATTGCCGCGTTGATCGAGGAAAATCTCGATTCACTTGGCGGGTTCGTCACACCGGGCAACGATGAAAGCAAGGGAACCGTGATGGTCGCACTATCACTCCCAATGCCAGCCATTCACTTCCGCACGGAAGGCGCACCGGCAGACGAGGAAACCCGCACATACACGTTGAATGTGAATGCGACCATCCCTGCCCCGAAGAAAGCGGAAGACACCAGCGAACCCGGTGAACCCGTCAAGGCACTCACCTACGCGGACTTGCAAGCTCGCCGTGTCAAGGCGGCCTCAAAAAAGTAACACTGGCGACAAACTGAATCACCTGCCCACCCCAGATCATCGGGGTGGGCATTTTTTTGCCCGAAAGATGAAAGCGAGAAAATTGGGTTTGACCTGAAACAGTAAATCAATTTATTTTTCGCTGCAATGCCCCAAGACCACGGCGCTGAGAATTCAGGCAGGGGTAGCAGCCAAAAACGGCAAGAATCGCACCTTGAGCCTTTAAACCGCAAAAACGGCATTTTCGTAAAATCTTCGCCCATAGGAGACCATCATGCAACCAAACACGTTCGCCCATGCGTTAGACGCGCACATACGTCTATCTAACGCGCACTCATACGCGCAAGCGCACCCATGCGACGCGCGCACTCACCCACACATGCACGCACCCACGCTCGCAGCGCACGTATCATACGCGGACGCGCCCGCGAGAGGAGTCGTTGTCCTGCGTGAACCCAGCCTTTAACCCGGCCCGGAGTAACCAATGACACCAGGCCACAAACCCCTCGTCAAGGAGACATCATGACATTCAATTTGAGTGATTTCAACGTTGAGAAGTTCGACTCAATACTTTCCAAAGGCTTATCATACGGTCTTGGAAACTCAACAGATCAAGTTTGCATTGAAGCCGCTATCTGTCAGACACTGGGCTTGCCTCACGGCGATGACCCTAAGTGTGTAACACAATCAATACGCAGCTTTAAGATAGCACTTAACGATTCTCCATGGAGTTCGCCTTTAGCGCGTGCGAAAGGATTGCGCAATTTAGGAATTGCGCAGCTGGGCAGCCGAGGCGTAGTAGATGGCGTTGAGTTTGCACAAAGGATTTCAGAGAAAACTATTCGTGTTTTGATTCCCACGCTGTTTCGTGAAATCTTTCCTAACAATTCTGCGTGTCTTTTGGCAGCGGACAATTGCGAAGAAGAAGGTGATGCTGCTGATGCTGCTGATGCTGCTGATGCTGCTGCTGCTGCTTATGCTGCTGCTTATGCTGCTGCTAATGCTGCTGCTCGTGCTGCTGATGCTGCTGCTGCTGCTGCTGCTGCTCGTGCTGCTCCTGATGCTGCTGCTAATGCTGCTGCTGCTGCTTATGCTGCTGCTCGTGCTGCTGATGCTGCTGCTGCTGCTGCTGCTGCTTATGCTGCTGCTTATGCTGCTGCTAATGCTGCTCGTGCTGCTGCTGCTCGTGCTGCTGCTGCTCGTGCTGCTGTTGCTGCTGATGCTGCTCGTGCTGCTGATGCTCGTGCTCGTGCTGCTGATGCTCGTGCTCGTGCTGCTGCTGCTCGTGCTTGTGCTGCTGATGCTGCTCGTGCTTGTGCTGCTACTGCTCGTGCTGCTCGTGCTGCTACTGCTCGTGCTGCTCGTGCTGCTGCTGCTCGTGCTGATGCTGCTAATGCTGCTCGTGCTGCTGATGCTGCTAATGCTGATGCTGATGCTGCTGCTGCTGCTTATGCTGCTGCTAATGCTGCTGCTGCTGCTTATGCTGCTGCTGACAAATTCCTAATTCTTTCTGCAAACTTGGCGCTCGAAGTTCTCAAAGAACTAAGCAGCCCTGGTTGCACACTTCTCCAGTAGAGTACAATTAACCCTGTTCGCCTTTACCATGAGGCCAGCGATGCCGAAGGTTCCCATTGACCTTGAGAATCTCAAGGGAATGCTTAAACGCGAGTTTCCTGGTGCCATCTCAGTCCAAATAGACGCAGGATGGCAAATTTTAACCCTTCACGGTCAAGGTACGACCGAAGCCGAGGCAATTCAAAACACACTCAAAGCATTCAAAGAAATGCAAGAGGACGGGCGTAGTTTAAGGCAAATCCTCGACGATGTAATAGACGATCTAAAGGCTAGCCCCGGTATGGGGCGTCAGCGGCATGACAGTTTGATTGACTTACTGAACATCTCAGAGAAGTGCCTGAACGATGGCATCCTAACCGGGGTGGTCCCTTTCATCATGGTAGCCAGCTACAACCGTGAGATTGAGGACCTGAAGCACCGGGTAGATACGCGCCTTAACATGCAAGCCGTGGAGTTCGCTCAAAACGAGGAAGCCCGAAAGCGAGCGGGTACAAAGTTTCCTCGAACACACACCGACGACGCACTAACCCCATACGAGCGTCTTTGGGCCAAAGCAAAGAAATAGGGAGACCTCTATGCCGGTAATGTTCTGTGGTTGCGTAGTCGCATCCTCAATCAATTGTCACTCAGGAAGCGCGTCCGTTTCTCAAGCAACGAATCCAAAGCCGCGCTATCAGTTTCCATTTCACACACGTACCAACGGCGTTCAATACCAGGACGAGAAGTTCGGACCGGGAATGCGAATGCACAACCTGCTTCGCCGCAAGCCACAAGAACCTGCGCGTGCTCGCTGCACTATCTGCGAGAACGTAAAAGCAGCCTAACCATGAGCTGCAAACCACGCAACCCTCAAGTGCTCGTGCAGATTGGGCAGATAGACACACTCCTGCAAACCAGCGGAGTACGTGACTACTGCCTTGAGTGCATCAAAGGCCCCAAGGGTGGGTGTTGTCAAGGTTGCTCACTCCTCGGGACCGATGGATGCACGAACAAACCACTTAGCTGTGCGCTTTGGCTTTGCTTTCCTGCTGCCGTGAAGTTCCAAGAAGTAGCTAAACAGCTCAAGGATATAGCACACAACTACCCTACTAAAGTAGCGCATGGGTATAGGGGTGCTTCACTTAGCGCAGAATCCGAATTGATGTAATAACAGACGAGGGGTTTAGAGCCTGGTGTCGCTGAATTGCTGCTATGAAGAGAGGGGTCCGCCCCAATCCATTCACTTGGCCAGCTACACCAGGCCCTAAACCCCTCGTCATGAGAAGGAGACGTTTATGATTTACGCAAGACGCAGTATCTCAAGTCTGTTGTTGGCATTGACCGGCTTGGCGTTCTTTGGCGGGCTTCAAGCCTATGCTGATACGCCCACAACCTCACAGGACGTAACGCAGGAAGTAGACAAGGTCACTACGGAAGTTCTCTCACGTCTCGACGCCATTGCTGCGAAGTTGGGCGTTGCCGCTGGGCAGGTTTGGAAGATGTACCTCCAACAGGCGGAAGTGGTAGTATACTTCAACGCCATTGAGATGACCTTGATGTTGATGGTGATTGTGGTTGGGGCGCTCAATACACGAAGATATTGGGCATTCTGTAACGAGTTTGACCGCCACGGCGACAACACCGGGTACTTCATCTGTGGTATCGTAGGGCATTGTTTGCAGTTTATCTTTACAGTAGTACTATTCGTTAAAGGGTACGAATTACTGACGTGTCTCTTAAATCCGGGCTATTGGGCCTTCCAGCAAATACTCGCTCAACTTCAAGGCAACAACAACTAACGTGCTTTCCCGCAAGGGCTTACGAGCCTTTGTGGGAGTGCAGGTTCGTTACAACTACAAATCATGTAGGCGGGGGTGTCCAAGACCCCAGTAGCGTGAGCCTCAGTAGAAGAACTTACTCCGCCATTTAAGGAGACAACATGGACATGCAGCAGTTTGCGAAAGACATCGTCGCGGCGGCCAATGAGACTGGCTATATCCGCCTTCACCCCATCTCGCAGAAGGACAGGGCCAACGGTTGTATCCTGCACTTCTCCTTTGGTACGGTATGAACCTTGACATTCTCCTCATCGAAACCCTCTGCACAGGGATTATGATAGTTGCTTGGTACTCTCTGTGCAGGAACCTCCATGTTTGGATGTTGAGTGAGTTCTTCGGCAGGCAGTTAAGGATGCCGAAGCTCCATTCGACGCTTTTGCTGTACCACATTACAACACGCAAGTTTGGACGTTAAGGGCCGCACTGATAAAGCGGACACCAACGTACCGACGTGACGAGGGGTTTGGGGCCTGGTGGAGAACTGATGTCACACTAAAATCCGCGTGAGGCTGTCGGCTGAGGGTTGAAATCAGTACCCCCAGTGCCCCAGCCACCAGGCCCCAAACCCCTCGTCAACTCAAGGAGACTTTATGCAAACACTCATCGCAAAGATTCGTGGAAGAGTCGTGGAGTACCCCATGCACGCGACCTTCACGATTGAACGTCGGAAGGGAACGCAAGTGTACGGATTGCTTGCTTCTCGTGAGACCATCTCTTCGGCTCTCAAGAAGTATGAGAGTTCGAAGTTGGCCGGGCACAGAACGCGGCTCTCTGCCGTAACGAACGGGAAGATTACCCCGTTGATCAGCGAGCGGGCATGACTCCTGCGACAACCGTTACAATCGTTACCTTGAATTCCACGTACGTCCTGCACTTGGAAGCGAAGAGATGGGAGAGAACCTATACCAATGGGGGCTCTCCCTCCCTGCGTACTGCGTATGGGACGTATAATACGTGGGAGGTTAGGGGTAATATACTGTTAATGTGGTGCCCACCATTTGTTAAGGGCATGACAGGCAGGTTAATTACCTCAAGCGTCATTCGAACATTGGAGGCAAAGTGACTCCCGACAGTATCCGCTTGATTAACCAAGGCGAGTTTGCTCCGGGCTTCGTTGTTACCGGAGCTACTGATGAAAATGACGATCCAAATGCTCGGCGTTCGAAACACATTGCCGAGTTGGTACCTCTTGCAGGGGAGAAAGAGCCTCCAGCACGCATCCATCGCTTCCGAGTGGGCCATTCATGCGAGTCCCGCTAACCATCGTTAAGCATTCCATTCCCGGCTTGTTAAGAGCCGGAACACAAGCACTTGAAGAAGAGGCTCGACGTGCTGAACATCCGCAAACTCGGACGCCAACACCTGAACAGCATCATAAGGTCGGTCGCAGAGAACTCCGACGACTCCGACGAGCTGGAGATTAGCCTCGCAATCCTTGAGACGTGCAAAGGGCTCGTCGAGGGAACACAACTAAGCGAGGCTCTAACCGCAACCGCAGAGAACGCAGCAGATCATCTACAGAGGGAGCGTGACGTTGTGCGCTCCCTCATGGATACGATGATAGTAAGGACGATGATTTAATGGCTTATTCACAGGACGAACGCGGTTACTTTAAGATTCGGAAATACTTCTTTACGATTGCCTTGCTTGTTCTGGGAGTTGTGCTTGTTACGTTTGGCTGGTACTGCAGATACTTCAACCAGCAAAGTTGGCAGTCGACCGCGTGTATACCTGTTGGAGCTATCTGCACATTCTTCGGGCTTGTCACGACGATGGTTCTGTTGGACACTTACGGACTTTAGTTGACGAGGGGTTTATAGCCTGGTGTATGGGACCGTCTTCGGGCGGTGAGCGCGGGTTCTGTCTCCAACCTATGCGGCTCCACCAGGCTATAAACCCCTCGTCACATCGGTGGGGTATTGAGGCTTAATGCGTACTTTCTTTGTTTTCGGTTCTAACTTAAATGGGTGGCATGGCAAAGGGGCAGCTCTTTGTGCTCGTAGGGAGCATGGCGCTGTTTATGGGCGTGGAGTTGGGTTTCAAGGCGATTCTTATGCGATTCCCACTAAGGGACGTGATATGAAACCCCTGCCCCTTCCGGTGATCAAGTTTTACGTTGATGAGTTCCTTCAGCGCGCGGCTGAGCATCTTGATTGGAATTTTACGCTAACGAGAGTCGGTTGCGGGTTGGCAGGTTATCGCGATGAGGACATCGCACCGATGTTTGCGGGAGCTCCTGCGAATGTACTACTCCCAGGTCAATGGGAGCGAAACGAACCGGGTGGAATGGGCAGCCGTAGTATCGCCGCATGAAAGGCGCGTTTGGACAAGGAGGCCTCTATGAAGATGACCTAGCATTTTCACAGACGTGGAGTTTGGATAAAGACAATTATTGAAGGGGAAATCCCGAGAGGGGTGGCGGAGTCACGCTACCCCTTTTCGTTTGGGGGAAGCATGATTACTCCAGAGCAGATCGAAGCAGCCAAAGCTTATCGGGAGGCATTCTACTCTGGGATAGGGATGTCGTTTTTCCAACGCGAGTGGGACCGTCTAACTCCTGAGCGTAAGGCACACTGGGTTGAACTATCCATCTTTGAAGAGGAGAAGAAATGTCGAGATCAAAAACAGCCTATGGCTTCCGTACCGTTCCCGCTGACCCTTTCATCGCACGAGTCGCCGCCGAAGCCAAACCCGCTGACCGATTTCTTGTTGCGTCAGCGAAAGAGACCATCACCGGAGCTTCTAGGGTGATTGTGCTGGTGCGCAATAAGGCGCTGGTGCCAAAGAGCGCAGGTTTGACGTTGTTGGGTAAGCCGCTGAGCATTACCAAGTGGGGAAAAACAATTCCGCAGTTGGGGTTCAAGTTTGCGGAAGTAGAGACCCCTGATCCGGAGAAGACTCTCGGTATTGTGAAGACCGAGATTCGCGCGGTGAAGAATTGGCTCGCGGGCAGAACGCTGCGAGTCGTTGTGGAGAGTGTATGAAGACCTACAAAGCTGTTGTACAGGCGAAGTTTGTGGAAGGAATTCCACGCATCCCTGATCATCTTCGCCCGAATACGCGGTGGACGGGCATTGTCTTTGCATCAACTGCGAAGGTTGCTTTTGATCGCGCTTTGAAAGCTGCGCGGAGCTACTACACGCTGTTGAATGTGACGCTTGCGGAGTTGCACGTTGAAGACCTACTTCGCAGACTGTCCTAGAGTCCTGAACCAGCCATCATCTGCCACTTGGACTGTGGATGTGTCTCGGCCTTAGTTGTGGACGAATGGATGGGGGAGTCTACAGCCCTGCTAATGACGGGAACTGCTAAACCTTGGTTCAGGTCAGCGTCAGGGTTTAGTGGCCTGTAGACTCCTAAGCTGTTTAACGTTGACAAGGGAGATGTGATGAACAAACCTTTTGGGAAAGCTGTGATCTTGGGATTGAAAGATCAAGAAAAAGTTTCTTTTGCCCTGATGGAGGTTGGTGAAGCCATTCAGACACCGGGGTCATCACTCTCCACTATCTGGTACCGATTAAGCAACGATACCTTTTTGTGGGTTTCATCAGATGGGCAGGCGGATACACGCACTGCGGAATACCAAACTGCTTGCTCAGGTCAGTATACTCGCCTTCCAGCGGGGGTTAAGATCGTCTTCGAAACAAAGTGAGCGTCCATGGCATCCTTTACGCGTCTCGCGCGAGGCAACTACGCTGCGCGTCGAGCGGGACTCCCTTACAGAATAGGGCAAATCGTTCGTAATCCACGAGATGCGAAGTTTGGTGGGCCAACTGGCGGTTTGTATATTATCGACTCGTTGTTAGGGCTGTATAATGGAAAGTTGTCTGTTCGCGCGCGTAGCGTAGACGGCACTACAGACATGACGTGCTCAATTGCTGCGAATAATCGCTGGGGCCTTCAGATAATGAAGCCATGGAAAGGATAACTATGCTCAACTGTACAGTAGAGAAGAGCTACGTCGTTAAGTGGACTGACTTCGAGGCCTTCGTGAAGAAAGTCTACGGACAGGCTTATGATTTCGTCTCGGACATTGAGTGCGGGAATGATTCTGCGCATGTTTACAACGATATTATACAGAAAGAACTGTTCATTTGGGAACAAGAGAACTTGGAAGAGTTTAGGAAGTCGGGCAAACACACCGATCTGTGCATGACCCTCCTTCAAGACCTTGTCAATCGAGGAGAAATCTCTCCCGGCAACTATAGAATCGACGTGTGCTGGTAATGAAAAACGTATCGTTCCGTTCTTCCGCGCTTAGCCTTGAACTCTCCCCGGACACAAGGGGCTATGTCTTGTTTACCCTTAAGACTGCAAATCTGAAGGGTGAGTTCGACCAACCAGATAGCCCCGAAGTGTTAACGTGCGAGTACCTCGTTGACTTACTTAACGTCACAGTCGCTGCGATGCAGTGGATCGAAACGAATTGCGATCACATCACAGAAGCCGACACACATCTGTACTACAAGTTTCGTGATGAGGGAACTCCAGCTCCCGCAGTGTTGGCCCCTACGAGGAAAAGGTGGTGGCAGAGATGAGCCTACTCCTTCCAGAATCTCCTGAAGAAGCCTTTGGAATCTTTACGCAAGATGAGCCGGACGCGCCAAAGGATTGTCACCAGCATTGCTCTTGCTTCGACACCGAAGGCGAATGTTGCGATTGCGGCGAGGAGAAAGGGCCTACTCCTGTCTCTGAAGGTCTTGGTGCAGACGAGCCAATTTATGGCGCGACAAGTAAGGTACCTGGTTGGCTACGTGAACCCGTTCCAGGGTGGTCTGAACAGATGTGAACGGTGACGAGGGGTTTGGGGCCTGGGGTTGGAGCAACGCGGCTCCTAGGGCTCCTTTGGCTGAGGGTAGGGGTAAGCTGTTCGATTCAGCAATCCCGGCCTGCGCGGAAGCCCCAGGCCCCAAACCCCTCGTCACCCCAAGAGGAGAGAGTATGCACGTAGAGTGTCTTACCTGTACGACGCCGTTGAGTAAGGAAACTCTCGAAGACGCGGGGATTGTACATTGCCCTACGTGTGGAGATCGCTTCGTGTTGTTGGAAGCGTTGACGATAGTTGCGGAGATTCCGCATGACGAGTACTTGGGAGGATAGTGTGGCTAAACAGTTGGTTGACTGGAGATCGTTGCAAGAGGGGCAGGTCTTTTCTGTTCCAAAGCCAAAGTCCTTTTGGACTAATAGGATTTCGGCGTGCCCTGAGGGTGCTTTGTATGAGTACAAAAATGGATTCATAAGAAATTTTCCAGGCGGAATTGCCTTGGTACGAAGCCCAAAAAATGGTGGATATAGCGAACTTGATCTACCTCAGGAAGTCCAGCTTGAGGAAGTGGAGAATATGTCCGTTATTCAGCGGCTTAGTGCGCATTCGGCCAGAGTCAACTCGGAAACAGGAAGCGACCCCGAGATTTTCGTTGTGCGGGGTGTGAAACCTTCTTTGCTCCCCGCGTTTAAGTTTCTTCTAACGCAGGAGGAGGCGAAGAGAATAAATAGAGATAACTCATACGCTTATCGTGATGGATTTGCCGCAGAGTGCTATATTCATCAGGTGAGCTGCCATGGATATCTGATTGACTACCTTCGCGATGGTTTGACGGCTGTGTTGAACAAGGCTCGTACATTTGACCGGACTGCGAAGTTGACAATCAAGAATACTTTCTCAGTACCGCAGGTCACGATGCAGAGTGGTAGTGATGAAGACGTAGCGCTGGGTTGTATGCCCTCTTTGAATGTCTACGGAGATGCGCCGCAACTCCCGAATGATGCGCGCGGATTCAATATGCGTTTCGCGGGAGGGCATGTTCACTTCAATATGCCGAGAGAGAAGGGACGTGTTGAGGAGTGCGTGAAGGCCTGCGACATAATCGCGGCTATTCCAGCTGTTGCTATGTTCGCGTCAGTTGATTCGCCCATTCGTAGGCAATATTATGGGCGTGCCGGAGAGTATCGTACTCCGGCGCATGGGCTCGAATATCGTGTTCTTTCTAATGCTTGGCTTGCAACACCAGCATTGGCACATCTCGTGTTGAATCTGGTGCGGAGCGGGTTGAAAGTTGGATGGAATGGATTAACGAAAGACCTTGATATCGAGCCTGAGCGTGTGCAGGAAATCATCAATTTCTGCGATGTTAAGGGTGCGCGCGAGTATGTGACCAAGCATAAGTACGTCTTTGAGACACTTATGCAAGGAGATGGCTCGCTAGCAGGTAAGCCTTTCCAGACCATTGTTGAGGGCGGCGTTGAAGCAGTGTTTCCGGAGTATGAGAACGTCGAGAAGAACTGGAAGATCAACGAGAGCACGTGGATGAGGCACTCGGATGATCTTCGCGCCTCTTGGGGCTATTTGGTGAATGCGTGGAAGAAGTAAAAGCCAAGAAGTGCCCCTTCTGTCTGTTGGGGCAGGTCTACTCTCCGCACCGCAGGCGGTTTGTTACGTGTGGAGATTGCGCGGGCCGGGGTTTTGTTCCGGCTCAGTTTATTTGCGCTTGCGGGCGTCCGGTAGTGATTGTCTCCGCAGATAAGTTTCCCTATTGCGGGGAAAAGACGTGCCTTACACTGTTAAGAGCAGATGCGAAGGAAGACGCGGAAGAAGAGAAATCCCCAACGTTTACAGGATTCTCTACGCGTGGACCTTTTCCTGGGTACGGTGCTAGTTACGATTTATAAAGTTTGGAGGGGGCAACAGAGTGACACGCTAGAGTAGACTTGAGTTAGTGCCTGTTGGGGTTAAACATTAGGAAACTAGTGGGCTCAGGTCTTACGTTCGGGAAACAATAGGATTGAGCGAGTAAAGTCTCTGTTTGGGATTTAAGCAAATAAGCAGCTGGAATTTCGATTCTTATATGCTGAAAGCTTAACCCTATATGACATGCTGCTACAGCGCTTTTCGACGGTTTTCCAGGGCGAACTCTATGGACACGCTTCTGCGAGGCCCCCTTCAATTTGTTTAAGGAGACAAAGATGAAAGCAAAACTTATACGCGTTGAACAGCAAAAACCACAGGGAATTCCCCCGAGGTTTATTCCTGTAGGTCGCGTTGGAGAGCGCGACAACGGTAGCGGGCTGTTTGTGGCTACTTTACAGCCAGGCGAATTCTTGTGGTTCAACAACGATGGAGACTTAGGCACTTCGAATCAAGCAGGCTTGGAAGGAAAAGGGACGTACATTCTTCTTCCAGAAGGCACCAAAATTGAGATCACAACTTAAAACGAGTCCCCGCAGGGTTGCATAACGGCAGCGAGGGCTGCTGAATGCACATAACCCTACGCGGAGCACAACCGCACTACAGGTAGCACGTGGCTGCCGGTTCTGCTGTTGTAGTACTCCCAGACAACTGTCGGGGGTGCGGGAGTTGAGGCGAAAGCGGCGCAAACGTGCCCCAAGTAACTACACTACAGAAACAGGATCGGCCAATCCTGTCTACTCCCTAATTAAAAAGGTCTGTACTGCCACCGGGGGATACACTCAAGCTGTAGGAGCTTGATGAAGCCCCCAACAGGATTAGTTTGGGTCTGGTGCGCTTAGCAGCCGCCATTGAGCGCGGTAGTAAAGTGAAAAAAGTGAGTCTCCTCCCCAGGCCCAAACCCCTCGTCAAGGAGTGTGTTATGTTTAAGAAAGTGATTTTACCAAAGCTGTCTTGGACAACAGACCGTCTTCATGCGGTATTGCGATCTCTGAACGTGGATACGGACAAGGATTATTACGATCCTTTTGACGAAAGGTTGTTCTCCTTTGAGCAGGAGGGCTTTCCCGACTGCTGCGCTTTTGACGTTTTTTGCGGATTGCTTTTAGCTAATAAGCCAGAGAAATGGACCGAGCGCCAATATCTTGCAAAAATCATCTTGGAACTCCGCGAGGAATTTAACGCGCCTTATGCTTTGTTTGCAACGGCCAAGCAGCCTGAAATTGAAGCCTTGTTGGTTAAGCTTGGCGCTGAGAAGCTTAAGACTGTTAGAAATCCCAACTCAGGCAATATGGTGACTTTGTGGCTGCTAAGTACACCCCGTTAAGAGTGCCGATAGCCCTCCTTCATGCGAAGGTTTATTCAACTTCGCATCGTCTAGAGCGTTTGGTTCGTTTAGAGCCGAAGAAGGAAGTCAAGCAGACCTTTATGCACGTGGATAATCGCGTGTTTACAGGGCCTTTGGATGCGCGTTTCGTTGTACCTCCGCTGTTTGATCGAAGGCCTTTTACACGAAAGTTTTTTGTTTTGACAGACGGTAAGGATACTGTAACATGTCGCGTATGCGATTTACTCGCTCGAACAGAAGCAGAGCGCGGAGAGCATTTAAAAACATGTTTTCATACAGCTATGCGCGCTCTTGACAAAGCGAAAGAGCAAGGAATTTGCATAGTTTGTAATGAACCACTCGACGAAATACAGAAAAGGCGCTCTGCGACAGAATATTTAGATATTCCGCTTTGTGGCAAAGACTGTCTAGAAGTGTGGGACATTTGGAACCCCACTTTGATGGTTGATCTCGTCGACGAGGAACTTGAACTTGAGCGTGCGGCTGCTAATAAAGGAAAATAATGTATTCTGAAGCGAATATTTGCGTTCCATCTCCGTCACCGAAGGCGTTTCCAGGAAAGTATCCGACGCGGGTGTTTGTGAATGGAGTAGGAATCAAGTACATCGGGAAGCCGACATTCGCGTTGAGAAATCGAATAAAGAACCTTATGCGCTTGTACAAGCATAAGTTTTCGATGACTCTTTATGAATTCGACCAGAATGGATGGGTTCGATTCTTTAGCGAAAACTACACGCAATCAGGCGGATTTGCGAACTTGTATTTTCCACTGCCAAGACATATCTGGGACGATACAACTGGTTTCTTGCAGATTGTAGCTCTTTTATCAAGAGAACCCCTGCGCGTTCTGGATAAGCCAATGTACGTAAGTACGCTTCTTCGTGACTCAAAGTTTGCCTTCGAAACAACACGCATGATGGTGGATTGTGCGAAGGGTAATATCAAACGAAATTGGATGTCTGTGGGAGATGATCGAGGAGATGTTAATCAACTTTTTGATATAGAACGGACGAAGTGGCTTGCGCTTGTAAAACCGAGCAGAAAGAAAGCTCCTAATCGAACACTACGACTGGAAGGAGGAAGAAGGCCTGTTCACCCAGCAGCGCGTTTTTTTGATCCGCCAATACCCGAGCCAATCGAGGTTATTTGGGGTACCGCGCTTACTGATCCAGAAGTAGTTCCAGTGGATGCTCCCCACGAAGGCCCTCCTTTTTGGTTCATGGAACGTGGAAATCCCGGAGAGACCTTTGGAGATTTGCAGGATCGGAGAGAAATTGTTTGGCATCAAATGTCTTTAGCGCAACGAACTTTTGCACGAACAGCCTTTGAAACGGAAGAAGCACTTCGAATGAGACCGCAGACCGTAACAAACATTCCAAGGGGCAGAACGGCAACAGGAATTGGATTGGGAGCCCCGCTGAACAACTTAGCAACGCTCCGGAATGCTTTAATCGGCAACGCTATTGCTCCCTTTACTAATTTTGGTCAAAACTAAATGAAAAGACATGATGTACTAAAAAAGATTCTTCAAGGACAAGAGATTTCGTCTGAAGACATACGTTGGGAAAGTTGGGCAAGAACATATAAGCCCTTGCTTTCTCCTTCAGCTTTCTCTATGACCGGGAGACATTTAAACCACTTTTGTTTAGGGTCCGATCCTGAGTTCTCCTTAATCTATCAAGGGGATCGTATGGAAGCGGTTTCTGCGGGACTTAAGGTTGGTTTGGTAGCAGGAGCTGACCAAAATGAACGTTTGGTTGAACTTCGCCCTTGGCAATCTGTTTCGGCAGTAGAGCACGTTGCCGGAATATTGACGGCGTTGCGTTGGTTGCACAGGGTTTACGGGAGATATGCAGCTGCTTGTGCTTGGCGCTCAGGTGGCTTCTATTCCGGAGATGGAATGGGAGGGCACGTTCACTTTGGGAGGAAACGCCCAACACGCGACGTTGAGATTTCCGCGTTGGATGGACTTGCGCGAGTATTTAGAAGCGCAAGGTTATTTGATGGACGCGAATGGGACAAACGCATTCAAGGAGACGCCATAGGGCAACATTACGGGATGCCTGGAGACTTTCGTCTGCAACGCCACGGTTATGAATACAGGAGTCTTCCTTCGTGGTTACAAACACCTGAAGTGGCTTTTATAGTGCTCTGCTGCTCAAAGCTTGCAGTTCTTGATCCTTCGGTTACTCTGAATTGGAAGGACACGAATCTTGTGGATGCCTACAGTAAGCTCAGAGGATTGGCCAAACTGTATAAAGGACGCGATGATGATGCTTACATCCTCTATCACAATTTAACTCGCAGGGGCGATGATTGCTTCCTAGTCAATTTTGCTGCTGATTTCGCTGCTGCGTGGGGCATTACGCATATTCCTGTAGAATCTGGAAGGAATGCGGATATAATTTTACCCGCAAGCATTAAACCCACTAAAGAAACAATTGAGGAAATGCAAAATCACTTACTTATGCAGTTTCCTCTGAACTTTCGAGAAGAACCTGCAAACTTTGTAACTAACCTACCACATGACTATTTTTGGGAGGCTAGTGTAACAGTACCTAACCGCCGCTCTGGATTTGGCGACCTTCTTCATAACTTGGTTGCCCATCAATTGTTTCCTGTAAAGTTTATGTACGACAATCACGCGACGCAACTCCAAATTTACGGGGAGATGGTTTCGTGCATGTCACCAGCCGAAATCGATCTTTTAAGAAGCTATGATCCTCGAATGCTTATCAATCCAAAGGGTGATACTCCTACAATTGTGGTAAGCAAGCCTTTTTGTCAGACTGCAACAATTGCGGGTCTGCGAGCGATTTTGTTGCACTCCGGGATATTCCCGCTGTGGACGGTTGAGTCAGTAACAGCTGATTCAATCAAGCAGTGGTGTATCCAACATCCAAAACAAGCCAAACGTGAAAAGTGGAGGCAGTTGTAATGTGTGGAATTGCAGGAGTACGTAAATTCGGGGCAACCCCGATTACAGGAGAAGAGCTTGTTTTACTGCTTTGCTCACTGGAGCACCGAGGGCAACACGCGACTGGAATTGCGCTCCTCAATCCCGAAGGAATCTTCGTTCACAAAGCTGCAATGCCCGCGTGGCAATTTACAAAGCACGCGGACTTTCAGAAGTTCTTAACGGAGCACTTAACTCCGGATACATACATCGCTTTACTCCACACTCGATGGGCGACCACAGGCAATCCCGAGAACAACGAGAACAATCATCCAATGTTTGATGGAGAAACCGCTATCGTACACAATGGAATGATCTCGAATCACAATCTTCTCTTCGACCAAGGGAAGTATAAAAGATCGTGCGCGACAGATTCTGACATCGTGCGCGCGATTGTGCATGAGCATGGGATTGAGGAGAAGGGCATTCGTGAGCTAAACAAGATGTTTGGTTCTGCAGCAATTGCCTGCGTCTCCA